CTCGCGTTAAGCGTAGGTAGCGTGATCGTGGTCGTAGCCAAAGTGATAGGGATGATCCTACCAGAATAGTTGTTGACGTCGAGTGTGACCGCAGCGGTTGAAACTGCTCTAACCGCACCGGGACCCTGTGAAATGAAACCGTTCAATGAGCGAACGGGACCTTGGAAAGTTGCAAGCGCCATAATATATCTCCGTGTAGTAGCACCAACTCATACCGTCTCTACTAAGTCTGCTAGGGCAGTCGGTACGAGTAAATAATCCTAGTAGGTGTAAGCATACACCACATAAATGAAAAGGGGAAGAGGTTTCCCTCCTCCCCTCTTAAAGTTCTTATGTAGAACCGGATGAACCGAACATGCCGAGCGGGTCAGACCAACCGAACGAATAACGCTCGCGGGCCTTGTAACGCACGTTGCCAGTATCGAAGTCACCGTCCATGCCCGTAGTCATAGGAGTACGAACAAAGTGCTTCAGGCCGTTTGGAACGTCAGTGGTCAAGAACCATGCGTTCGTGTCGGTCAAGAAGTGGTTTACGGTGTAGCCTTCTGGGATCGAACCGTTGTTCTTGAGGGCGTTGATGTCGTTGTCCGAAGTACCGACGCGAAGTTCGGTTTCGAGCAAGCGAGTAGCAACAAACATCAAGTTTGGTGGAACGACCAGCTTACGTGGCTTCGCAGCGATCAACAGACCACGTTCGTCAGTCCAAGCAGCAATCTGAATGACTGCGGCTTCGAGCGACGTTTCGTTAAGGTCGGTTTGCGTTGAAGGCGTGTTGGAGTTGACACCACCAGATACCAATGGGTGAGAAGTTGAGAACAATGCTACGCCATCGCCGCCGAGGAAGGATGCACTGAAGCCGTTGTTCAAAACCGCAGCCGCTTTGGTCTGCTTGGTGTAGGACATCGCACGAGCAAGGGCCTTAGTATAACGAGCCGAGAGGCTGTCATACAAGTTATCTTCAATCGCTTCTTCAGTCAGCGAGAACCCGAGGGCAATCGTTTCATGGGTGTAGCGAGCAGTGAAGACTTCCTGACCGTTGTCGTATGCGATGGCCGAACCTTCGTTCTTAACCGGAGCAGCGGAGAAGCCCGACAGCTTGGTTTCTTCTTCGAACGAACGCTCGGAGGTTTCGGTGTCAAAGAATTCCTTATGCTCTTCGCCGTAGCGTGCATATTCCAGACCGAACAAAGCGTTCAGGCCCGGGAGGAGTTCTTTGAGGAGTTGTGCGCGTGAAATTGCCATGTGTTAGACTCCTCTTAGACGCCGGTTGGGTTGAGATAAGGATGCATACCTTGGTTCCACTTGACGACAACTTCGGTAAACGAACCGGGGTTACCCGCACGAGCGGTTTCAGCTATGACATCAATGATGCGGAGTGGGAACGTCGAGGTAGTACCCGTAGTGGAGCTAATAGCTACACGCGAGTCACCGTTAGTGGTGTTACCAGCGTTCTGTACCAATACAGCGTTTTCACCGACGTTTGCACGGGTGACGAAGCTTATTGTGGTACCGGTTGAGACTACAGCAACCTTATACAGCGCGTCAGGGTCATCTTGCACGTATGCGGTGATGTCTGAAGCAACAGTGTTAGCTGCGTAGAACTGACGGAACGTCTTACCAAAGGTTGGATCGGTGTACGTGCAACCAAGGAAAACGCCGACAGGGGTGGCCGCGTTTGTACCAGTGTCTTTATCGAGCGTTCCCGACGAGTTCAACTTTACGACGTCACCAAAGAAGATGGACGTTGCAGAGTTAGAAGTAATCGGAATCGAACGAGTAGCACTAGCAAAAACCTGACCGCCGATCAAATTGATCGGAATAAGCCCATATGGGCCATCAACAGTAGGATATGGCATTAGAGACTCCTAAGATTATTTGCCTGAACCAAATGATGTTTTGGATTTACGCTCCGTAAAGAGCGGCATCCGCGGATCGTTTTCTCGCATGAAGTTGCTATCCACTGATTCGTTCTGGGCTTGGGTCATCTTCTCAAAGTGTGCCCGACGTTGTTCCATAAACTCAGTAGGAATCTTGCAAAGCAACAAACCTGCGACTTCGATGTTGTCCTTAAATCGACTGTCCGGGTCGGTTAGATTTTGGAACTTAGGTTGTTCCTCAATCCGAACTGGTTCCCAGCCTTCACGAAAAGCCGACGATGCATTACGGGCATCATTCTGTCCCAGTGTTGATACACGGACCCAACGGTACGTATATCCGTCTAGCTTATCAGGCTCAGGCAGCGTTGAAGCTGGTTGCCAAGCCTTAGGCCGTTCGGCCACTTCACGAGTATCTACTTCACGCATAATACGATTCTCAGTCATCTTATTTCTCCTTAGCAACTTCACGAGCATATTGCTCGGCGGTTAAACCCAACTTTTTAGCGATTGCTAGTTGGGACTGTCTTAGTACAATCTTTTTGGAGGACGTACTTCGTGACGCTGAGGCGACAACGGCTGATTTGTTTGTACGTGCAGCAGGTCTTGTGTCACTGCTAGCTGGTTCAGAATCCCCGAAATACTCAGGAAAACGACGACGCATCGTTGTGTCGATAACGCCCCAATATTCGTCAGTACCGATATATCTATTACCGTACTGTTTTTCGAGCTTCTGGTGAAGCCCAAGAGCCGAGGCGGTCATTTCCTCATCCAGACCATACCATTGATTGCGCTCTTGCCACGCCATCGTTTTCTGATCCGGGCGCGGGATTTGGACCGCTTCCGGAGCAATTTGTACTTCAGTTTCTTGAGCTTGTAAAGGGGGTTTGTAATTAGCAAGTTGTTCGAGCCTATATTGAGCAGCAGTTAGCTTCTCTTGAGCGTCGAGTACTTTATCTGTATCCCCTGCTTCATAAGCATCACGGTAAGCTCTACGAGCTTCAGCAAGTTCAAACTCTACGTTTTGTTTAACACTACCAACCAATGACTCCTGCCCATAGGCTATTGTCTGGCGAAGCTTTTCGGCTTCTTCACGGTAGCGCTGCGCAGCAGAAAGAGCCTCATTCTGTTCGCGCTGATAGCGTTCCTTTTCACGGCGCTCATCATGCCAGACCTTCTTCATCTGTTTCAGACGAAGTTTGACCTTTTCAGAATACTCTTCGAGTTCGTCAGCTTCGAGTTCGTCAACGATCTCCTGCGGCATCGGCTCTCGGCCTCGGTCGGCCTCAGGGGTATCGTCTTCTACCTCAATCTCGGGTGCCGTAGATACGGCCTCATCTTCGATTTCATACGAGAAATCATCATTTTCTTCGTTCATTTGTGCCTCCTAGGCTTATGCGCGCTTAATGCCTCTAGGGTCTTCAACTGTCCCCTCGATTGCATCATCGTTGATTAAACGGAACTCTCGTCCATGGATTTTGACGCGGGTACCGGCATGTGGTCGTACAAGGACGAAGTCGCCCTCTTTGCACCACGGGCCGCTTGGGAACCGCTTCTTGTCTTTGTAGCAGTCTGGACCAAGCTTCATGACGAATAGTGTAACCGTCAACAGTTCTTCATGATGAAGGGTAATATCCGCCTTGATGATCCCACCGTCAGTCTTCTTCTCGATGTCTGGCAACGCACATAGGATGCGGTACCCAGATGGATCAGGAAGTTGCTTAGGTCGATCTTCAGCAGCAAATTCGGATGCTGCGCCGACCTTAGGGATTGGACGTCCACCAACATCCACGAGCGCAGGGGCTACATCTCCGATAAGACTATTCATCGTCTTCCTCCATGCGCTCTGCGGTTTCCATGATGATATTGTTCGCTACAAGCAAGCCACGGTAAATACCGCAAGCATACTTATAAGCCCCAAAATCAGCGGCATTACCCATTGACATGTCCGCTTCGATAACTCTTAACTCGTCCTGCACCTTTTTTGACAGGTGCCTGAGTAAATCACTCATTTGTTACCTCTTCTGTTGTAGGAGAAGCCGGGGTGGCTTCCTTTTCTTGCTGAGTCATATTCATCTGCTCACGGGCAATTTCTATGCCAATGCGTAGACCTTCAGCCTCTTGTTTGGCGTCTAAGTCACCCCTAGACGTCGCAAGTTTTGCACCGACCTGTAGGCCAGCGATTTCTTTTTGCGCTTCGATACGTTCAAGTTCGAGTTCGAGGCGGTCGCTCTTCTCGGCAGCGTCAACCTGAAGCTTCTGCTTCTTAAGGTCGAGTTCGCCTTGCTTGATCTCCAGTTCCTTCATCTGCATCTGGACGATTGGGTCCTGAGCCGTCTGTTGGTTCTGCTGTTGTTGGGCTTCAGACTGCTTCTTCTGTAGAAGTTGTTGCGCAGCGGCTGCTGCAAGGCGTGAAACCTGAAGCTCTGTATCTTCGCTCATCTCTGCATTAGGTGGCGGAAGCGGGACGCCAGCTT